ACAACATTATCCATGAACGTTAAAAACCTTCATAGTAATGCTGGCGCAAGCCAGAGTGTTGTTAATAAACCACACTTTAGTAAAAATCGGAAAGAGGAAGAAAAGAAAGAAGAAGAAAAGAAGCAAGAAAATGTGAGAGAACCCATGCCATTTTTTGGAGCCAATCCTAATAGATTGGATATCAAAAATATAATGGGTGTTGAAGCAACTGAGATTCTGACCAACAAATTTTCCTATTTGAAGCATTTTAATCTCCAAAAACAGTCACCACACCCACATCCTTATGGTGCTTTCTGTCGTGAACATTTTGATAATGCAATTGTTAGTGGATTGGCAACAAATGAGTATATCATATCTGTGGGAACTGAGAACCGAAATCAGTTACAGAATAGATATTACCAGGGACAAATGAAACCACGACATGAAACGATACATGGTATGGCCCCTTGTGTGAATGGGTTGGATGAGCTACGTCATATTGAATGGGTACATACTTTGAGACAACGTGATGCGAGTATACCTTTAGAACCATATCATCAGGTGGCTAAGAATGTGTGTGCTGCGGCAGCAGATGTTAATGGCACATGTATTTGCACATCCAATTCTGGTAAGCTGTTAAAGAAGGGAGCAGTGTTTAAATCAGTAGATTCAGCTTACTATGATGGTGTGTTGACTGGTATCATGACTGAATTGATGGCACAACCGCTGACCTGCGCGTATTTAGCTTATAATGATTACTGTTCTGCTATACAAAAAGGAGAAATGGAGTATTGGACACCAGATCGTGAAGCAAAAGTCCAATTGTACACTAATCCTCAAGGAGAGTGGCACGTAAATAGTGCAGTCAATGGAAACCCACGAGTGTATTCCCATCGAGTTATAGGAACAAATGGAAACGCATGGCAGTACACTCATCGTGATCGTATTTTTGTAAATCAAGTTATTGATACACTACCAATGGGGCAACATCGATATATACTGGTTAAGTTAATGGTCCTGCCGGCTGGAGCACAGAGTGGACTGCCTAATGTGCCCCTATTTACGTCTAAACCAATTGTCAGTAAGTGGAAAAAATTATGTGACAATATAGGTAAAATGTTAGATTGGAGTGATATTAAGAAGGAGTTTATAGCAACTGAAGCTTCAAAGATAATGGTTGATACAGCTAGTGTATTAGTGGATTGGTTACGACAAACATCAAGTACTACTGTAGAATACAATTCTACAGATGAATTGTTGAAAGTTACAACTCAAATTGAAACTAGTGAAGGAATGTATTGGAAACAAACCTTCACAGTGGTACCCGAAATATTTTTGGAGTGTTATAATGAGTTGTTGCTACGCCCGAATGTTTCAGAATTTACACAAGCGTATAGGAAAACTAACATCAAACATGGTAGTGTTAGTGATTTGCGGCTTACACCATCTAATGTTGGAGAAACGGTGTCGCTAGCACAAATAATTTCCATTAAAATGGCCACAAAACATACAACGCTAATAAACACTTTTGAGACTAAAGTGTTAAAAGGCCAATTAATGGGACAACCAGTTGAAAGGAAGGTAACACCTATAGAAATAGTAACGAAACCAGCTAATTGGATTAATCTCATGATCTTGCTTCTATCGTTGTGTGCAACATATTTGATGCATCGATTTTCACATCGATTAGATAATGCTGAAACGGTAATAATATTGATGTGGTTCATGATGTTCTTTTTAACAGTAGCTAATAGAGGATGGGAACAAGCAAAAGGACTTGCTTTGGTTAGTATTATATACCTATTCACACAGTACGGACTACCATATGTAGCAGCTATGGACGGGACTGGTGTTAAAACCAGTGCTCTACCAGCACTGTTACCTTTTGGTGTAGGTCTGTTTAAGAGATCAAAGAAAGTGAATAAAGGAGCTTTGTATTATGCACGTAATGGAGAGAAGAGAGAAGTACTGCATAGTACAAAACAATTGAATAATAGAGCCAAGCGAAAAGGCAAGTTATTTCAAAATTGGAGTGCAAAGGGCTGGCTGCTAGTGATAGTGCTGTTGCATTTGTTGCAACCAGCACAAGCATGCACTGTGACACAAGTAACAGCCAGCATATCCACTATAATGATTGTTTATTATAGTTTGGCTGTCATATCGACCGTTTATGTATTGAAGCAGATGTTTGAAAAGAGGAGAATATTACGACAGTGCATATGTGGTAGTTGTGTGACAGACTTAACACGTTTGGATTTTAGAAATTTGCCTGAGAAAGTGAAACAAACAATACAAGTCCGAAATCACCCCTTCAACCCCAGTGATAAACCTGAAGGAGTTAGAGATAAAGTGGGTTGTAAAGCAGAGGGGAGGAATTATGCTACACAGGTAGGTCCTATAGTTAGAGGAAACAAAAGGTGTGATCCTATAGTGAAACACCCATGTGACTTAACCACTCTAGCAGCCTTAAAAAGGGGATTGGAATGTGTGGTACAACCATCAAAAGAATATAAGAAACACTTAGAAACCTCCTTCAATTTGTTTACAGATGAAATAATACAATACATTGTGAATGAAGGAGGGATATCTGTGAGTGGTGAAAAATGGTTAGAACATCATCCATTGAAGTATAGAGAAACTATTTTACGGGCTGTTCAAGCACCCAATGTTACAGAAGATTATCGTTACTCTATATTTCCAAAAGTTGAGTTGCAAGTAGGAGACCCCTTGGAAGTTAAAGAACGTTGTATTTATGGGCCATCCGCACATAAGAAATTCAATACGGGTCCATTTATGCATAAAATGGAAGAAGTAATGCACAAGTGGTGTAAAACTTATTGTGGTCAGAAAAATTGGACGGAAATAACAACAACGGTGACTGATGCTGAGAATGGTTTTTTACAAGCCAAGTTAACACCAGTTGGAGTAGAGGCCGATTTCAGTCGTTATGATTCAACACAACGAAAATATATTCTCTCTTTGTGGACCAAGATGATACATCGGATAATAGATGAAGCTCCCATTTATTGGGGGTTGGATCAAGATGCAGCAATTGTCAAAGATTATGTAAAACAGACTATGCTTTTAAAACTGGTAGCATTCCAAGGGATGGTAACTGCTAAGGCATATTCACGAGCTAGTGGAGATACATGGACCACTCTGGGAAATACCATAACTAGCATGTGCCTATGGAGTGCAGTATTAACACCATATGGTTTCAACCCCTTGTTGAATGGAGTTAAGAGAGGTTTTAAAGCAGTGTTTTTGATGTTTAAAGGTGATGACATGTTCGGAATTGTTGATAAGAAGGATGTTAACGCCTTTAGAGGTGCGGTTAAACAGGGATTTAATCAAGACAATAGCGCAAAACCTCATGGTGTCGGCTGTATAGTGAAAATAGTTGAAGTTGGTCCAATATCACAAAGGAGCTACTTATCAGCATTATTTGTGCCTCGGAGAGGGGGTGGATACCGGATGGTAAGAAAATTAGAACGAGTCCTGATTAATAATCCATACTCTACACAAGTCAGAATAGAAGCACATGATGTTGACAAGGTTGCATTAGAGTTATTACACTCCAAGGGCTTAAGTTTATTGGCCTGGGGTGAAGGACTTCCTATTATTGATGTATTAGCCAGAAAGATGATACAGTTAGGAAAACCTGGGCTAAAACACACCGATTATGCTGCCAAATGGCAAATTTGCACTGATAACTTGAAAACTGATTATGAGGATTATGCAAATTGGCTATTTGAAAAGTATGGCTTAACTGACGCTGATATACAGAGAATTGAAGATAGGATAACACGTATTAAAAATCCTTTGGAGGAGGTTGTTATCCCAGAGTTAAGTATAGTGCTGTAAGAGTTTTTGAAACCAAGATTAGGAAGATAACAAAACAACCTGTGTTTTTCAGCAGGTAGGCCTAAGTTACTGTGTTTTATCGGCAAGCAATTCTCTAAGTCCGGCTGTAACCTCTCGCGCCTACCCTAAGTCTGGC